CATTGTGTCTTCTATCATAGGTTGTTCATTATTTATATTTTCAGCCATTTTAAGCTCCTATTAAGATTTCTTTTTCTTTTTTTCTAATTCTTTAAGTCTTTCATTTAACTGTACTTGGGCAGCTAGAATTGATCCAAATCCTTTTCCATAGTCTACCATTTTTCCATATTCAGTATTTTTTACCATGCTTTTGCCAATTTTTCCTGCTTTTTCAAGATCTTGAGCCATTACAGAAAAGTGACGACCTTCTCCAGCTCCGGGCATGGATGGGTTTTTATATTCGTAGCTATACGCTTTTAATTTATCTAAAAAATCTTTAGAATTCATAGAATCTTTATTTGATTTTTTATTTTTATCTGAGTATGAAACTGATTCTTTTTTATTTTTGTCTGATAACTGAGCTTGTGCCTGTCTCATCATAGCTCTTCCTTCAGATTTTGAAGTAGATGCTACATCTTCTATTCCAGATCCTAGACCTGATATAGCAGATTTTATAGATTCTTTCTTTTTATCTTCTTTTTCATTATCTTTTTTATTTGTATTATCATTTTTAGATTCTATTTTAATATTTTTCTTTTGGTTTTTATCAGAGGGTGCAAATGCAGCTAAAGCTGTTCCTCCTGCCTTAAGTCCAGCTCCCATAAGACCAATATCTTGACCTCTTTGAGTTAATTCTGCACCTCTACGTCCCATGCTATGAGCACCTCTACCGGCTACTGCTGCTCTTTGGGCTTCAAACTGTTGTTGATTTATTTGCCTGGCAAGTTGTTGAGCTGCTAGATCTTGTTGCGATCCTAAAGCTTGTCTAGCGGCTAGTTGGGCACCTAGTTGCTGCTGGCTTTGGGATGCTAAAGATCCAAGTTGTTGTTGAGCGGCTTGTTGTTCTTGCATGCGAGTTACTGCTGATTGTTGTGCTATGTCACGTGCTGCAGCTTGTTGACTTCTCATTAGTTGTCTTTGGGCTGCTGCTCCTCCAGAACCTCTGGTACGACCTGCTGCTGCAAGTTGCTGAGCAAGGCTTCGATCCTGAGATTGTCTCATTTGTGCTTCAGCTAAAGATGGACCTTCTCCACGACTTTGAGCTTCTAATCTTTGCACTAGTCCACGTCTTGCGCCTACGTCTTCTTTTAACTGACCTGCAAGCTCGTCTTGACCGGCTATAGCTTTTCTAGATTCAGTTTCTCCACGTCTACGTAGTGCGTCGGCTCTAGACCTAGCTTCTCCAGTTTGTTCGATTCCTCGCTCGTATAAGCCTCTAAATCTTCTGTTTGTCCAACTACCTTTGCCCATTTTTTATTCTCCTATAATTATAATACTAAAAAATATTTAAATTGTAAAGTTACTTTTAGCACTATTCTCCTTTTGATGTTCCGTAAGTATTAGATCTATCGACTGCTAATCGTTGACCTTTTACGCCTACTTCAAATAACATGTTGGAAATACTAAGACCTTCACCTATTTCTTGGTCCTGAATTTCTTCAATGCGTATTTTAATTGATTGGCATTTTTGAGTTTTTAGATCTAATCTAATTTGATGTACGTTTCCGTCCCCGCCATAAGCCTTAGTTATTGGATTTCCATAAGGCGAGTCTTCTCCGTATGCAGTATCGTCTGTAAAATCTGCTGTATCTATTATTTTTTCTTGTGTAAAAGCTTCATTAAAATTATAAGCTACTCGTATGCGGAGCTTGTGCTTGCTTTTAAATTTAGATAGAAGATAAAACTTGTAAACTCGTTGAAATCCTTGAACTTGTGCAAACGAGATCCATCCTGTTTCAAGGCTTAGATCTATACTAGATCCATGATCATTAAACTTATCATCGTCTTCTTTGTATAGTACAGCATCTGGTCTAAGATAGTAGTAGTCTTCGTTAAGCACTACTGCACTTACTCCTCTATGATTTCCAAAAGTGGTCCATTGTTGTACGTAAAAGTCGTATACTAAACACTCACCTTCTCTAGTTGTAAACCGGACTTGGTTTTTGTCCGATATAACTGCAGCACTAGTTACTGTTAAGTCATTGAAATCTTCTACGGCTGCTCCAATGTATTGTAGGGAGAGTCCTCTGTCTAGTAGGTATATGCCTTTTCTTGATTTGAACATGGTGCCTAGGGGTGTTAAAACTACTGATTTTCCGTCAATAGCTCCTACTTCTGAGCTTACTTGCTCAGGCTCGATAAAAGTATCTTGTTCGCCTAAATTATTTGGACCATCTCCAGATATGTAAAATATAGCATCCTGCTTGAATATTATTAGCTTGTCGTCCATTGTCTGCATTGCTGTAATAGAGCCGCCTACGTTAGATACGTATTTGTATAGAGTATCGTTAAACTCAACCGGCTGATTTTCATCTCTTGTCTTGCTAAAAACTATTTTATCTCTATCTTCTAGTCCTGCTAAAAATATACGATCATTATGTGCTTCTATTATTTGGCTAGAAGGAGCTGGAATATTGTCTAAAAATCCACCAGTAGTGTATAAAATTTCATTGTCTATTAAATCTGTATCTGATACCGTATCTGTGACGTCTACAGTGTTTACGGTAGGATCATTAAATGTTGGATTAGTTGTTGAAGTTACTTTGTAGAAAATTGTCCCACCAGCTTCAGTTCTGTAAAGCTCTATTATTACATTTTCTTTATCTGTAAGACGAAGGCTAGGTACTGTAACTGTTTGAGTTTGAGTAGCTGTTCCTCCTGATAGAGCAATTGATATAGGTATAGATGGAGCTGATCTGTGAATTTGTCCATAATTATCTGTCCAGGCGTATACTGCACTGTACTGGTATGTTCCATCTTCCATCGATCCGCCAGTAGTTGCTGTGCCTCCGTCTACTTTATCTTCTGGAAATAGTTGAAAGCCGTGTTCTACTACTACGTTACCGTCGTACATTTTAAGAGTTCCTCCGGTAATGTGCAGGTTATCTCCTAGTTCGTCGTTTTGGTATGGATCGCTAATATTAAAGTTTAGTTCTGTGCTGTTAATTCCTAGTACGGAAAAGAAAGTCCCATCATCAGTTACTGTCTTTCCTTTAATGAGTGAGCCTATTACAAACTTGTTTTCTTCTAGTAATGATACTTTAGGTAGCATGGTGGTTAATCCACCTCCGATGCTTGGGCTTATTTTACTAATGATACAGCCGTCAGATTCTACTACAAAGTATGTGCTTTGCAAAGTTGATTGGTGCACTGTAGTAACATAGTACTTAGAATTTGTTGAAAATGCTTTTGAGGCTAATCCTACGCTTCTAATGAGTACTGATGCCGTTCCTACTGTTCCAGCAACGTCTACTGTGTTTGATTTTACGTAAGTGTCTTTAGCTGATGCTGCTTCTATTTCGTAAAAAGTTATGTAGTCTGAGCTATCTGGTCGCTGAATGGTAGTTACATTTACTGCATCTGATATTGTCTCTATAACTGTAGCTGCTAATATTTCTCCAGTTATTGTTAGAGCTCTTATGTTTATTTTTACTTCTGTTCCGTTTGAGTAGGTTATAAGTATTCTGTCGTTAGCGTCGGTATATACGTCTATAGCTTTGCTAGGAGTTTCTCCGGCTACAGTTACGATAGAGCTTATATTTCCTATTAAATCTACAGATAGTACGCTTAGTACTGCACCTGTGTTGTTATAGCTTATAATATTTTTATTTGCTGCAGCAGCAACGTCATATATTTTATCAGTAGCATTTAGATCTGAGACTGCAGTAGATTCTGAGCTTATTGTTGTAGGTGCTATTAGATTTACAGTTTTATATTTAATATCTGTTCCATCTATGTAGAATATAAATAAAGTATTTTGGATATTAGTAATTCTAGGCTTAGTTCCTGTGGCACTAATAGAAGCATCGGATAAGATAAAGTTTCCACTTTGATTGTCTTTAATGGTTAGCCGAATTCCTCTAGAATCTTCATATGTAAATGCATTTAGATTGTCTGATGAAACTAAATCTACATTGCTTTTGCTGTAATCATCTCTAGTTACTGGGCTAGAAGTTGGAAAAGCGCTAAAAATTTTACCTTTATTTGTCCATTTATCAATAGCTTCTGATCTAGAGTAGTATTGGTTATCTGTCATTAATCCAAGTTCGTCTCTAAATTTAGTTAAAGTTTTTGCATTTAATATAGAGTTATTATTGATATCTTTAGTAATTATTAATTCGTATCCGTTTCTTTTTCTTAATTTTTTTAAGGTATCAAAGATAGCATTTTCTAACCGTCTTAGGTATCCTATATTTTCTTGCTTTTCATCTATTTTGGTATCTATACCAACTTGAAAAGGAATGGATATAAGTCTTTTTGGTAAAGCCACATTAACCTCTTATGATTTGTGCCATGCTGAAGAACCGTCTCCAACTATCATGGTGCTTGAATTATCTGAAGCTATTATTAGAGAAGATTCATTATCTATAGTATCTGATCCTGATACATTAACGGTTATATTATTTGTATATGATTGTCCAGATGCATCTTTGATTATGTAAATTCTACCTGTTGAAACTGAGTTAGCTAAAGGTAGGGTTATAGCACGAGGAGAAGTAGTATCAACAATAAGATAAACAAAGGTATCCGAGGCGCTAATAGCGATGTCGCCGGCAACACTCGTCGTCTCAAATAGTTGAGCATTACCAGGAGTCGAAGCAAGAGCTCCACCAGAGGTGATCTGAATTGCAACACCACCAGAATTAGTAAAATAGAGATCTCCACTAGATACGTAGACTGATGAGGCATTTGAGGCTCCTGTTAGTGTTGATCCGTTGTTAATGTATTGAGTGCTTAGTAGGCTAAATGGTTTATTAGAGTTAAAGTCTAAGTTTTCATTTATATTTAGACCTGCTGTAGGTACTTGAGT